TCAGTTGCTGTCTGTCTCCATCTAGCGGAGTTAAGTTCCGACCAATGATTGATATATGACGTACGGTGCAATTTTCCACACAAAGTGCATGTGATGTCGTGTGTTAGTAAATTCACTGCTGTGATTGTGAATGTGTGTCCACAATTGGGGTTATGAACAGTTACGTCAATTGGTGAGTTTTGAGCATCACTCACTCTGGCTCCGTCCCAGTTTGATATAATTTCTAACCCACGAGCCTGAACTGTTTGTATGTTGGCAGCACGACTTATTGTTTTTGCGGCTTGCTGCCGGTGTTGGTTGCACGCAGCGCATCCGTTTGTTCCGTGTTTTTTGAATATCTGTGTGATTGATAGTGGGGTGGCGACGAACCCGTGACCACACACATTACATCTCATTTGATGATGTTCTTTAACTTTACTGAGAGACGACAATAGCGTGACCCCAGCATTAGTCAGTCGTTGAATATAATCAGACACTTATTTCTCCCAAATAATTAAGCATACATCAATTCCGATATAATTAGCACTGTTGCCCATTAGCTAAAATAAAACCCGCGAAATCCGCGGGTTTTAAGTGTGCTACATCGATTATGCGAATTGGAAATTCGACACATTGATTTTTCCGTAGTAATCTGCAGAATTACCAAGCGATGTCTGAGTCTGCGTGAAAGCAGTCTTACCGTAACGAGTCATCATGGAGACAACTGGTTGGAAGGTAACTGGGTTGATAACAACACCAGAAGACATCAGAGGGATGTATGGGCAGTAGAAGTAACCGGTATCGGTTTCACCATTGCCACCCTTGTAACCAACTAGGATTACGTCATTTTGTGCAGCGCCCAGGCCAGAGACTTGGTTCCACAGGTATGAGTAAACCTTGATTGTGCCGTTCAGAGTACCGACCAGCATTGTGTTGTTTGGGCCCTTGAAGGAACCAGCAACTGCAGGTGCAAATACAGACTTAGCAGCAGACTGAAGAATCGAAACAACCATCGGAGAAACTACGATGAAGTTGCCTGGACCACGACGAGTCTTACGAGCGATTTCGTTACAAACTGCGTTGATAACGATACCCAGGTTAGCGAAACGATCGCCTAGGTAAGCAGGTTGGTATTGTGGGCCTAGACCGATTGAAGCGTAGTCGTAGGTGCCAACAGTGCCAGCCAGTGCCAGAAGGTCGGACAGGATTTCGGAGTCGATTTCTTGAACGATTTCTGCGGAAACAACTTGAGACAGTTCGCTTTCCAGATCCAGACCGTGTTGGCTCTTCAGATCTTGCATAGCTTCAACAGTCCAGCCAGCTTGCAGCTTACGTGTACCGGCTTCAACAGCTTGGCTGATAACTTCCAGCTTAACTGTACGACCGCCAGAACCTTCGATGAAGGAACCAGAACCACCGTATAGACGACCTGCATACTTCTGACCGATTGCGTCAACGCCAGCAGCTGGGTAAGGACCGAAAGCTGCAGAGTTGTAAGCAGGTAGGCTTGAAGGCCATGCACCACGTGAAGCTTCAGCAGCAATGTTTGCTTCGTCAGCGTTGGTATTGGTGATACCAGAAGCACCAGCGAATTGTGCATCGGCGGTACCAGCAACAGCACCAGCAGCACCAGAGTAGAACTGACGCAGAACTGGGTTGTTACCGAACATTTCATCGCCAGCTGCCAGGGTACCGTCTGAACCGTTTGCAGTCCATGGGTTACCAGCAGAACCAGCTGCAGGAACGTTCACGCCTTCGCCGTAGCGATAACGCATTGTGTAGACCAGACCAACTGGACCTTGCATTGGCTGAACACCAACGATTTCAGTTGCGATTGTGCCTGGGATGATACGACGAATCATCGGGATCAGGATCTTGCGGAAACCTGCGATGTCGTTAGCAGCAACTGCACCAGCGGCAGCAGTTTCTGTCAGGATGTGTTGCTTTTGGTTTTCAAGCAAGGTGCCGACGATGGACTTCTTCTGTGAATCCAGACCGTCCAGTAGAGCCTCTTTTACTTCTGACCAATTTTCGAATAGTTCGTTCATGGTTTTTATCCTTTAGTAGTGAACTAGCTTGTTAAATTTATGCCAAACCTGCGAGACGACGCAGGCGTTGTCTTTCAGCGTCAGTGATTGATGGTGCACGCTCTTCCAACTTTTCGCGAGTTGCTTCTTCGATTAGTTGTTCTTCGTTATCACCAGTCTTTGCAACGCCGCTAACTTCTTCCTTAACACCTTCAGCTAGTACTTTATCTTCCTTCTCTGAGGTCTCTACCACACCCTTGTCGGATGTTTCTTTAAGCACACGACCAACGTAGGTCTTGTAAGCATCTTCCAGAAGTGCTGTATCAACAGTCTTCAGAATAGCTTCCATAATTTCTTTCGAGCGGCCCGAAAGAGGTGCTAAAACTTTTTCCAGCTTCATGGTACGTTCGAGCTTAGCTGACTTCTTCTCTGCATTTTCCAGAGCGGTCAGAGCATCTTCCAGACGCTGTTCAGATTCAGTCAGCTTACCTTCCAGTGAGTCATCACCAGCGTAGTGCTTCTTGAATTCTGCAACAAAGGATTCGAATACCTTGCGGCCAAATTCATTCTTCTTAACAACAGCAACATCTTCACGCAGCTCTTCAAGTTCAGCTGTCAGACGGACTTCCAAGAAGGAGTCCAGCTTTTCGATCAATTGTGCAATGTCTTTCTTCATTGTGTCGCCTAGACCAGATTTGGCTTCAATCAGCTTTTCAGCGTATTCAGCTTCTAGGTCACGGAAACGTTCGATGTCGGTACGTAGTTCTGTCAGTTCTTCAGCCAGAGCTTCGGTAACCTTAGAGTCCAGAGCTTCGATAAGAATCTCACGGTCGTTGATCCATTGTTCATTCAGTTCAGCTGTAACGGTTGCTTGAGCTTCTGCACGAGCAACATTCATTGCTTCGTCCAGTTGCTTTTTGAAAGCACCTTCCAGCTCCTGACGTGTTTCTTCTGTCAGTACTTCTGCAGCCAGAAGTTTCTTGAGCAGTTCATCCATTGTTGTCTCCTTAACGAGTTGTTTCTCATGTGTAATTTATTTATGGTGCCATGCTGCAAAAATGCAGTTAGTTATGGGACCTGGGTGTTTTTTCCGCATAAAAACAGGGAGTTATGACGCTCCCTTGTTTTATGAGTTTTGTATTACTTTGCCTTAGCGAACAGGCCTGTTTCCAAAAACTTTAGAATTTCGCGCTTGAAATACTTCTGGGCATCTGGGTCATGACGGACTTGTTCAGCCAGTGTCATAATCTGTTTGCCGTTGCGAGCACGTTCTATTGATTCGTAAACCATACCTGGGTAGGCATTCGGTGCACTTGGGGTAATAACGATGTCGTATGTGATGAACTGGAACCCGTTCACATCACCACTTTCATTCACGTTACCAGCACCACGGCTAGAGACACCAATCTTTACACCGCTACGGAGTAATTCCTGAGCGATTTGACCCATTGGGGTATTCAGCAGTTTAGCTTTACCATATGCATCATTGCCATGCATCCACATTTCTGTAATCACATGAGAGATACGATCGCTGTTGATAGTTAACGATTGTGGGTGGTCTAGCTCACCGAAGATACCGTTGCATTCCTTGATATGGGCTTTCGCCTTATCAACAGCAGCTGCGATCTCAGTCAGTGGATAGTTACGCCCGTTGCGGTTCTTGATAGAACTTTGCATACAGATACCGTTCAGCCACATGCTCTTGCCGTCAGCAGACGACTCCTGAATGATGCTGCATTCGGTAGGTGCTAGTTCTTCAACCAGTAGGATTGGGGTAGCCATTAGAGTTCTCCGTGAGAGACAGGATTACTCCTTGTCTTCCTCTTCGTCGTCTTTTTTGTCTTTCTTGGCGAATGGGTTCTTCTTGTCTTTCTTATCGTCAGACTTGTCCTCATCCTTCTTGTCTTCTTTGTCTTCCTTATCGTCAGACTTGTCCTCGTCGTCCTTCTTGTCTTCCTTATCTTCGTCAGATTCGGCTTCTTCACCAAGTAGGATTGATTGGGTCTTCAGGCTCAGGTAGTTGTGGAAAGCGTCTTTTGCTGCAGCACCATCAGAGAAGATGATAGCTTCAACGACAGCCTCGAGGTGTTGTTTCATTTGCTTA